GCACCAATATTTAAACTAGTAGCAGCACCAAAGGCATTAATAGTTGTTGCATTATAATTAAAAACATATCCTGTTGCTGCTGTAGTATCAATTGTGCCGCCATTTACATTCGTATTTCCAGAAATAGTAGCATTTCCAGAAACTTGTAGAGTATTCAGATATGAAGTTGTATCGACATATAAATTTCTCCATCTTTGACCAGTACTACCCAGATCAAAAGTATTAGCTTGATTGGGAATTACGTGCGAGTTTAAATCTGCATTGAAAACAATATTATCAGTATTTAAATCACCAAATGTTAATGTGCCATTAGTACCATCACCAGCTTTAAAAGTAATATTTCCGTCAGCAGTAATATCACCACCAACATATAAATTTTTACTAACTCCTAATGTAGTGGCATCAGATCTATAAATTCCTAAATCAGTTGCACTATCAAAAGATAAAGATGGAAGAGATTTAGTACCATTTTCAAGTTGAACAGTTTGACCTGAAAGAGTAACTAAACCAGCAACTACTTGATTAATGGAAGTTGTTACAATTTTTGATGGAGTAATTAAATTTACACAATCTCCAATATCAGTACCAATTAAGTTAATTAATTGACGTTGTTGTTCAAAAGTATTGCTTAATAAAACTTCTCTAATTGCCATTGGTAATTTTTTTTAGTAATTGCTTGATTTCATCAAGTTCCTGCTTCAAAGTATTTATCTCGGTTACCATATTATCTCTATTTGCTTTTGCTTTCATATAACGATCATATTCATCCTGATTAGAGTTAATTACAGCACCACTATTAACATCACGATAAAGATTGCTGTGACCCTCTACTTTTAATTTATCCATTACGAATGAGCAATCACTCTTACGTCTTCAAGACGTGGTGCAAGTGCTGGATTAGTTCCAGCAAATACAATTTTAATAGCAAATGCTTTAAATGGTTTCAAATTAGTTGCCGTATAAGCGTATTCAATGTAAGAATCAAGATCTTCTGATGATGGTGATAATGCTTTTAAATTACTTGGAATTATGTTGCCAATATTATCAGAGTATCCAGTTCCATTAAAATACTCCCAACTGATAGTATTCATATCAGTGGTACTTCCATCTGGTTTAATTTTATAAAGAATTTTGATATCTGTATTATTAAAGAGATTTGCAGTGATCTTACAATCAAGTGATGTTCCTGGCGTATCAAGAACAACTTCTTTGGTCACATATTTTGAAGCAGCAGAACTTCCGTATGGATTTGTGTCAGGAACAAAAAGGAACCCTGTAGTATTAGATACAGCAGAGACAGTTCTTCCTGTGACTGGAGAAGTTCCAGCATCATTATCATTCACAATATCACCAACTTCAAATGCAGTTGGTGAAGTTAATTTAATTTTCAATGATCCAGTTCCAGAATCCCATCCAATAATTACACCGCTCTTAACTACTAAAGAAGTGGGAGTTGTAGTTACAGATCCTTGTGTAATAGTAGATCCAGTAATAAAATCTCCAACTACATCAATTAATTTTAATTTTTTATTTGTTAAATCTACACTAACAATTTGTCCAGATGATGAAGATGCAGATTGCACAACTCTCGTGTTACTATCAACTGTATTTACAAAGTTACCACCACTTGATGTTGAATAACTAATAATAACTGATTTAACAGTTTTTGTTGTATTTGTAATTGTGTATGCAGAAGAAGTTGGAAGTGTCAATGTCTGTGAAGGTGTTCCATATCTACCTTCATTTCCAGTAGGATTATCTACTCTAGAACCAACTGTAATAATATTAGTTCTATTTGCATCAATTATTGGAGAAATATTATCTACATCAGATTGCATAGTGAGAGTATATAAAATTGATCTCTTACCAGAACTTGATGTAAGACCTCTATAAACTTCATTATTTTTGGAAGCAATTACTCTACTATCTTCAAAGTAATAGTTGTCACCTGGAGAAATTTCTTCAGAAGTTGCAAGCGAATATTCATTAGAAGTAGAAGAATCAATTGCTTTACCATAAATTGTTTTGATATTATGAGAAATTGAACTTGATGGGAAAGAAAGAGTTTCAATTTGAGATTGAATAATTTGATAAAGTTTATTAGTGGTAGCACGAACATAGTCACCACCACCAGAACCAGAACCAGTTACTGATACATTTGCAGCATTCCAAAGTGTGGAATCAATAAAAATACAATATTCATCTAAACCTACATTACTAATTGAATGTATTCCATTTAATAAACTTATTGGAACTCCATAGATAGCTGATGGAGACCCAATTCCAGTAACATCAGCAAGTATTACAGTATCTCCAACTTTCATACCGTGATTTGGATGATTTATCCTAACAACTCTTTGATTAGATCCAAATAAAGTTGAAATTCCTAGAGTACTATCAATTGAAATTGGGTTATTTGGAAGATTGACATATTCCACTTGATCATTAACTAACTCTACAGTAGCAGTTGATGTAGTATTAAATACACATCTATTAACTGCAAATTTTAAATCTTCTAAAGAATCTTCAATCCAAGAAGAAGAATTTTGTGCTTTATAAATTGATCCTATTCCTGATTGATTTGATGCAACAATAATACTATTCAATAATTGGTCACCAACTTTGGAACTATAAAGTTTATAGTCAGGAGAAGAACTTGATACAATCAATGCATAAGTTTTATCACTTTCAAGATATACGGGAGATGGGAATTTGAAGGTTGTTTTTATAGTAGCATCTGATGAAGTAGAAATACCCATCTTTACTGCAGGGTTCGTAATCCTAATTACAGATTCAGCAGTAGCAAGAGAATCTCCTCCAATAATACTTACTGTTGGAGCAGTATAGTACCCAGAACCATTGTTAGTTACTGTAATATCATAAATTTTACCACTATAAATTTTTGCTGACGCTGTAGCAACACTACCAAAAGATCCACCATTATCACCATTAATAGTGATAGTAGTTGAACCAGAAGAATATCCAGATCCAAAATTAGTAACTCTGATATTTTCTACAATACCACAATCTTGATCAATATAGAATTTGGTTGTTGTTATTGCTGGGGAGCGATTAATTACAATTTCCTCACCTGCAATAAAGCTTGTTCCATCGTAGTTAGAAAGAATTAAATTATATCTAGTATTTGCTGAGGATACTGTCAAATTTGTTTTTATGGTTCCAGTAGCACCAGAAGTTTTTCCCGTAATTGTTTCTCCACTATTAAATGTAATAGAAGTAGCAATATCATTTCCAACTTTAATACGAAGAATTGTATCTGGATTTAAAGATGTTTGACTGAATGGGATAATAGTTCTTGTTGGAACTCCACCAGAAGTTTCTGTAAGATAAACTGATACTGGTCTATCTGTGTCAGCACCAGAAGAATTTGTTTTAGAACTGAAATAAAGATCAATGCTGGATGCAAATAATCCTTCTTGATATCCACTAATCGTAAATGTTTGTGCAAGTGGATCTAATAATCCATCTTGATTAATATTTACTCTAACACCGCCAATCGTTTGAACAGTGTCAGTTATGGATGCTGACCTTCTACTGATATTAGAAGATCTTGTAGATTGATTAGTATTTGGAGCACCAGAAATTACATATTCAGTTTCAGCAAATGTTTTTACTTGCGAATTAGAAGAAGTATTTGTACTACTTGATGTTAATCTGAAAGTTTTTATTCCAGCAGTAAAGTTTCTTTGTGTGCTAGAAATATTATAAAATGTTGATGCAGAGATTTCTCTATCATATAATTTCTTACCTGCTGTTGGAGAATATCCTGCTGGAACTAAGAAAATACCACTAACATTTCCATTAGTATCAGTAATAATTGATCTACCAAATCCTTTCTCTGCATACCCAGCAATTCCAGTAAATGGAGTTGTGATTCCAATTACATCATCTGGATTTACCCAAGAAGAAACTTCAATGCCATCAAAGAATGCATATAAACGAGTTAGTGGTTCCAAACCTCTTGCTATAAATTTAACAACATTTGTTCTGGCATATGGAGTATATGCATTAGATACTACTCTTTGATTTACCGAAGAATTTGAAGAACCATATGGTGTCAATCTATTTTGTGTACCATTTCTGGTTCTTGTTCTTGTCTTACCTTGAATTACAGATGTAACTGTAGAATTAAACTGAGTGGTTCCAGCAGAATTATTTAAAGCATAATTTGGAGTTCCTGTCCAGAGAATTTGCCATTCATTCCAAATGCTACCCCAAAGATTAGCATTATTATTTTTAATGGTATCAAATATAGAATTTTCATTTACAATCAATTCTGGGGATTTATATGTATCTTTCCATTCATCAATAGAAGGATCTAAGGTTAATATACCAGAGAACTTAGAAGATTTTCCTGGATTAATATCAATAGTTTTTGTTGCATATGGATTGCTTACAGTGAGTTGTTCTGAGAATGGGAGGGTAAACAATTCTCCTGTTTTTTGATATCCATTAGCTGTTCTTTGAGAATCATTTAAATTTTTCTCAATTAATTTAGTTTGAGATGCATAATAATTTGGTCTTACAACTCCAGTTTGAGTATCAATAGCACAAGAATAATCAAGTGAATTTGTATTTCCTACATTATGCCCTTCAAAATTATCTACTAAAACACCATTTTTAAATCTTTCATTTCCGAAAGAATCTCTAACTTGAGTATTGAAAGTATCTTGCTCAAGCAAACTTAATACAGTATAATACTCTAATTTTTCAATTCTCTTTTCAAGTTTTCCGATATCTCTCATCGTATAACGTTTGTTATCAATGCTCTTAATTTGAATATCTTTTAAACTAGAAGTATATGCTGGAATATTAAAATAATACAGTAAAATACCGTCGGAAAGTTCTGATGGTGTCTGTGGATTTAAAGATGGAGTTCCTTTAGAAACTTTGAATGTACCATCTTTAGTAATATAAAGAGCATCAATTCTATTCAAATAATATTGATATCCAGTATAGTAAGAAGTTCCATACAAAGGTAATGTAGAAACAGCAGAACCAGTTCCAGTAAATTTTAATGCGTTAATCGTAGTAAATCCGTTATATCCAGGAACAACTGTTCCAGTATCAAGACCAGTATAATCAGAAACTCTTGGTCTAAAATCAACTACATCACGCAATGAAATAGTTCCATATACGCTTGAATTAAAATCAGGAATATCTTTATATTTAAAATTATCAGTAAATGTATAAGAATCGACAGTAAAGTAATCTCCAGTTTCACTAGATCCAATATGTTTGAAGTAATCAAATACTACAAGCATTTTATTTGTAGGAACAATTGCTCCTGGCTTTCTAATTAATCTTGCAAGATCATAATGAGTATCTCTTTGACCACCATCAAAAATAAATCTATCTGCAATATTTACATCATTTGCAGTTGCATCAGCGCCAGATGCTGACATATAAACACCTTTGAGTTTATAACCATCAGCATACTTAATTGGAATTGTGGAATATGAAAATCCACTTGCAATTTGATATTCTTGATTTTCAATCAAGGTTTTTGTTTTTGGTGCTGTATCTGCTTTTACGACAGGGGCAATAATTTTATATGCAAGAGCTGCAAAAGATACTCCTAAATTAATAGTAGCAGATTGGGCATTATTACCAAGAGTTACTGCTCCACTAAGGTCTAAAAGATTACCATTTTGAGGATTTGCGAAAATCCAATTATTTGAAGAGTATGATAAAAATGTTTCATTAGTTCCTACTGAAATAGTGACTGTACCAGATCCATCAAGATTTCCTACAAATTCTCTCTGAACAGTATAACTAATATTAGTATTATTAGGATCAAGAATTGTAGTTTTTACATTCTTATTTGGAAGTGGAAGAAGAAGAGTATTTCCTGAAATACCATTGAGTTTAGATCTCAAACGTTCAACAGTTTTAGCAGTAAAATTACTTAACACTAAACCATAGACATAAATTCTTGCTGTTGAAGAAGTTCCAGATTTTGTTGCAAATTTAACCAGATATTTTCTTATTGTACCAGAATCATCAGTAACTTTGATGACATCACCATTCACAAGATCTAAATCTGGTCTTGAATTTAAGTTATCTGAAGTGATAAAATATGAATTTTCTGTAGCACTAAACGTTGCTCCTCCAGCAACATTATAAGTATCTTGACGAGATGTAACATCACCAGTAAATGGATTTCCAGTAGTAGAATTAAAGAAACTCTTGATTGAAGAAGAATCGTAATTGATTACATTACTCTTATTCAAAACTGCAATATAACTTGCGCCAGAACCAGTACCTGAAGTAATCAAAATAGTAGGTGCTGTATCAAATTTACCGAGACTTAAACGAGCAGCTGCAGTAATTCTAATAGATCTTAACTCTGTACTTGTTAATGTAATATTTGAAGATCCAATTACTGAAGTTTTGTCAGTTCCATTAACAATAATTGTTACACCACTAACTGATGCATATGAAGTACCAAATGCTACTGGTTTTAAATATGCAATAGATCCATCATCTTCAATAAAATTATATGGAGTAGATGTTCCATCAAGTTCAGAAAGAACTGTTTCTCCTGACTGGAAAATACCAGAAACTTTTGATAAAATTACTTCATTAGTTTCAGGAAGAAGTAATTCTACAATTCCAGTCGCTCCACTGGTCTGACCTGTAATAATTTTTCCTCTTGTAAAATTAATAGCATTTTTACAAAGAATTTTACTAAAATATTCTGTTCCAAATAATCCTAGCTTATATTGTGAGGAACTTTTATCATATATTTTTGAAGTTGAATTTCCAGAAAGAAACTGCAAATATTTTGTTTTTGATAATCCAACATATGGTGTGCTTAATCTTTCAGCAGTACAAATATATCCAGTAATTCCACCCGTAATAATAATACTTCCGCCATTAATATATTCAAATGTTGTTGAGTTAGTAACTACAACAAATGCTCTATTTGAAGATGAATTTAATTTATAATATCGTACTTGACCATTGATAGAACCTCCACTTCCAGTATGAGTATATGCAGTTCCAGATGATACAAGAGTAGTTGCAGAAAGAGTTTTGAGAGTTAGAACGAAAAATCTTTCATCTTCTGGTGCAGTACTATCAAGATTTGCTGTTGTTTCTCCATAAAGAGCATCTACATAAGTATCGTATAATTTAATTTCTTGATATGGACTTGTATTAACTACACCAGTTCCTCCTTCAATATCAGGAAAGGAATAAAGATTATTTACAGTAAAATTAGAACCTTCTAATGGGGAGACAAAAGTATCTGATTGTGTTGCATAATCTCTTGCTTTATCAATATCAACATATCTTACTGAGGTAGTTTCAATTTCAAAACCACGAACATACGCTTTACCAGCATCAACTGCAGCAATAAATTTATTATCACTACCACCTTGACTAGAAGTATATACTCCATTATTTGAACCAAAATTTAAATGCTCTCTCAACCCTAATCCAAAATCTCTTACTACATAATCTCCAGATTCATCAAATGTTCTTCTCGCAAGAAGATCTTGAATAATATTATTGGTTTGTACAGTTTCCACTGTACTTGAAAGATTTCCTGATTGAATTAAAAGTAGTTGTACAAAATCTTTTTGATCAGGAGCATCTAAATCTCTTTTACTTAAAGAAACTTCAAATGAAAGTCTATGAGCACCAGGAGCAGCAAAATTTGAATATCCTTGTGCATTATCAAGTAGAGAAAAATCTTCCTCAGGAGTAACGAGTTTTTCGGATAATAAAAATCCAACTTTATAAGATGGTGTATTACTATATTTTTCTAAAATAATTGTTTGAGTATCATTTCTTACCAAAGTACCATTAATAAAATAGATACCTTCTTTAACTGTAACTGCAGAACCAAATCCCAAAGCAGGACTTTCTGTAGGTTTTACATTTCCACTAGCACCAACAATTGCTGTAGGATTTCCAGAAGAATTTGAAGTAATTATTTCTCCTTCAGTAAATGTTGCTTGAGTATTTGAGGTTCCACTATTTTCATATTTTACAAATAATGTAGCAGCATTTGTTTCAGTTGCGATAGTAGCATTTACTACTTTAGCAACAACTCCACTAGTGTTGCCAGTCATTTTCACGCCAATATAATCAGTAATTGCAATATTATTAGTAAATGAACTTACTTTAACATAATTATATTGTTTATCAAAAATAATTTCGCCAGGTACTACAATTGATCCTTGCTTAAAGTTTGCCTTTGCAAGATTTTCAATTTGATTTTGAAGAATTGATTGCAAAGTAGTAAGTTCTCTACTTTGGATTGAATATCCAGGTCTGAAGAGAACTCTATAAAAATTATTTAATGGATCAAAATCATCAAAATATGGAGATTTGTTGAGATTAGTACTCTGGGGCATATTATTTAACTGGTATTTGAAATTTGATCTATGTTATATATTAGAATTCTACAACTAGCTTGACATCTTCAATCTGATCAACTGAACGAGAAACAGTTCTTCTATTTTCAACATAAATGATGTCACCAGTATATTTTTCAATTTCTGGTCTTGAATATCCATTAGCAAAAGTCAAATTAGATGCTGTTAAACTATAAGCAGTATCTGGAGTTTCTACGGCACTTGAAGTAGCACCAGTAATAGCATTTGATCCAGAAAATAATCCTAAAGAACCACCTTGATTTCCCGTAGTAGAACCTTCATATTTTGTTTGATATAATTTAAGAATTTTTGTTGCACTATCCCACGAAACTACTCTTCCCTTTGCTCCAGTTACTGCTTGGGTCACAAGTTCATCAACAGCAAAAGTTGCTCCTGTAGAAGTTGGAAATTTAATGGCAGTAAGAGCATTATATGTTGATGCTGTAGCAGCAACTCCTGTAGAATCTTTGGGATCACGAAGAACACCAATTCTTCTGAAATCATTATCTACTGGAAACTCAAGGGTTTCATCATATTGCAATCTGGAGTTAACCATAACTCTTTTTGCACCAAGTTCTTTATAAACATTAAACCCGTGACCACCAGTAGGTGGGAGAATAACTTCAAGAGATGCTCCAGATCCAGCACCAATACCAGAAATTTCAGTAGAATTCACATTAATAACTCCATAACTATAATATTGACCCGCAGATGTAATTGTTACAGAAGTTACAGTACCACTACTAACAACGATTGTAGCAAGTGCTTGAAGACCACCTGTTTTTCTTGTATAATCGCCTCTGATAGGTACACTAGTATAAGTACCGTCAGTATATCCAGAACCACCGTTCTTAATCACTACAGTGTCAATAGAACCGTCTACAGCGGCGTTCTTGACATCAGTACCATTAGTTGGGTCGCCAGCAGAACCAACCCCCCAATCGGCAGGGAGAGGCATATAAGATGTGGTGAGGAATTTTACAACATCATCGGTTCCAATGCTATACATAAACTTCCACTTATACCCCTCAGAAGTAGTAAATACTGAATTAGAAGTTCCAGTAGGAGCTACAGTAGATGTAATACCGTTAGGATTTGCTACTGAAGAACCATTGTAAATGCATTTATAAACTTTATAATTATTGATGACATAAAATTTAGCGTTATAAAGATTAGAAGCATTTTCTGCAGCAGAGTTTGCTTTATAATCGGCACTATAATTTAAACGATACATTGAATAGATTTGTCCAGATGTCCAGTTGTATCTGCTAGTAACTAATCTTACATCTGTTGATTGAATTCTTTTCAAGGAAATCATATCATCAAAAATTTCCTTTTCGTACTTGAAGCTATCAATTGGGCTAGGTGGATTATTTTCGTTTGGAGATGCAAGATATGAATTACTATGCTGACTACCTGCTGGTTGCCCAACATATGAAGTTACGCCACTAACAGCAGCAGTATCCCAAGATTGAGGTCTACCTAGGAAAAAATACATATTAGTAGGCACAGCTTCGCCAAATGCTTCTTGAAACTGTTGTGCATTATGAATTCTAAACTGTTCAGAAATAAGTGCAGGCATTTTTACTAAATCTATGGGAAATTTCTTGTGTTATTTATATTTATCATCCTATCCAAGAGAGATTAAAATAATCTCCTTGATTGTGTGAAACTGCGCTTGTGGAATTAATTCCACGATTACAATTTAATAATGTTACTCCAGAAATGGAAGTATATGAAATAGTTTCATTTCCAAACTCAATATATCCAGGTGAGGGGAATTTAGCCAGTGAAGTTACTCCACTAGCAACAATTGTTGTTCCTGAAGAAGTAATTCCACTTGCTAATGTTGCACCAAATGTTGCATAAGCATCTTGACCAATATTCATAATATTCGTTTCATTAGAACCTGTAGTTCTTCCTGGTCTTATGTTAAAATCATTAATTGTCAGATTTGGGAAATATCTGGAGAATAATTCAATACTCATACCTTGATAAAGGTATGGTGCTTGTTGACTATTCAAATCAGCATAAGGTTCAAATGGTTGATATGTAAATTTATTACTATCAAGATTTGCGAGAACATAAGAAAGTCCTGGCTGTGAGGGATCTTGATTAGATACACTTTCAATTTGAATTTTATTTTCAAATGAGGTTGTAATTTGAGTACTAATATAAGGAAGATCATATTGTTCATAACGATCTTGAAGTATATTCAACCCCAAAGAAACTGCAGCAGCATTACCATCATTCAATCTACTATCCACAATTATTTCTTTAGAAATTTTTACTGGATATTTTTGTTTTATAATTTTATATTTTTTTAAGAAAAGAACATCTGGTTGTGATGTGTATCCAGATCCAGGATTTGTAACAACAACATTTCGTACTTGTTTGTTTTCAATCACAGCATATGCTGCAGCACCAGTTCCTGGATTATTACAAGCAGTTTTAAAAATAACAATAGGAGGTATATTATAATCCATACCAAAATTTACAACATCAACTCTTGAAACTCCATAGTCATAAAATGCTGGAATTGCTGTTGTTCCAGAAATAGAAACTGTTCCACTTAAAGTCACTGTATTTGCATTTGTTATCGGAACACCAGAAGACATTACTGCTATTCCAACAGCATTTTTACCAAATATAAATGAATTATCTGTGTAAACTGAAGCATTGTATTCATAATTATCGGAGTATTTAATTATAGAAGTATCAAAAGAAATTAATTCTTTTGGAGTTTCACCATCAATTTCAATTAAATCGCCAGGAGTAATTAAATCTTCATATTCTGAATATTTGGCATAAGTTTCACATTCATTATTTGTAGATTTACCTAAATTAACAATTTTTTCAAATGGTCTACCATTCCAAATGGCAATAGTTTTTTCAAAAGTTTTGCCATAAAAATAAAGAATTTGACATTTTTTACTAGAAGTTGGTGGTTCTGTAAAAATTAATAAATTATCATTAATTGTATAAGATATTCTATTGTTTTGAGGAACACCATCTAAAAGTACTAAAATTTGATCAATATCTGGTGATTTAATATTTTCTTCTAGATATTTTAAATCAAAGATTTTATCACTAGCATTAAATTTTGATGAAATATCATTCAAAATTTTATATTTACTAAACGTGTATCCAAAGAATTGTCTTTCTTTTTCATATGCTGAATTGAAAACAATTTGATTTGGATTTGTTGTTCTATTAATAGAATAACTTTCTCCATAAATTTGCAAGACCCCATCAACAAAAATTAAAAGATTTTCATCTACTAAAGTAGAAATATTTGTGCCATCAGATTTACGCAGATCAAATGTTGTTGTTGAACCATCAAAAATAATATTTTGTAATTTATATGAATATCTTTCATTATCAGTTCCATTCAAAAATTTAAAGAAAACTGAATAAAAAACGGATCCTTCTTTTGGCGGTTCAAATAATTTAATTGAAGTATTTGCATACTCAAATTCACCCTTAACTAATTTTGCGTTTGTCAAATAAGAATTTGAAATTATTCCAGAAGGTACTGTAAAATTATTAAAAAGTATTTTAAATGTATTTGAATTGTCTACCGAATAAATTTCAAATTTATCATTCAAGTTGATATTATAACCAGAATAAGTTACACCTTCAATATGAACATATTGATCAACAGGATATGTTACTCCAGATTGAGTATATGCATACCCGTGATTACCCGCCGTAGTGATTGTCGCAACATTATTCACATATGAAATTTGAGAAATATTTTTTCGCTCAATTGGTTCCTGAAAAATTTCATTAATGCAAAGAATTATAGATGAATTTTTTGTATCTGTCGGGAAATTGCCGTCAGTAGACGACAAATTAAATTGAGTAGTTGATGAATTAAATGAATTGGAAATATCATCCATTTTTACTGCATCAATTTGATTTTCTAAGAAATTGAGAGCAGCAGCACCTTCTCCGTCAATAGTAGATAGGTTTCTAGTATTGATTGTTTGTATTTCATATTTTTTATAATTAATAGTAGATTCTACATTAATTTCAGGTGCAGCAATTATTACAACGTGATTACTATGATTTCTTGGCAAGAAAACACTAGAATCTGTTACTCCAGAAGTTACGAAATTTCCAGATCCTTCAATTGCAACTTCCCCAAAAAGTTTAAATCCTAATGGATGAACTGTTCTATCAACTTTTGATTTATAATCTTTTAAAGATCTTGTACTTCTAATAACATATGAAAAATCCTGATAATAATAACTATCAGTTATTTTTTGTGATGAAGAACTCAACTTACCCAGATCACTATCAAAAAATCCAAATCGGTTAATATATCCAGAAATATTTCCATATACTTTAGCAGTCTTAACTTCATAAATTATTGAAGTTGTTTGTTTGATTGAACCAGTAATTACATCACCAACAATTATTTTACCATCAATTAATTCAACTTCAAGTAAATAAGAATTAACTCCAATTTGCTGTGATGATACCGTTCTTAAGGTAGCACCACTAGAAGTATAAAGATATTCAAAATTTTTATAAACTTCGTCAGATAAATTTGAAATTATTAATTTATAATTAAACGATAACTCTTTTGATAAAGTTCTATCAGTATTAAATTGACTACCATAATTAGATATACGAATTGATTTTATCTTACCAATAGAATTACTCACTGGAAAAATTTGTGCTGCAGTATCAATAGCAACAATAGTATCAATTGATGTATAATTTCTACCAGCATTAACAACATTTATAGATTCAATATTACCATTTACTATAGTAGGAATTAAAATAGCACCAGTACCAGTAGAACTTACAAATTCAATTATAGTATTATTTGAATATCTATTTCCGCGTGAAACAACTTGAATATTATTTTGAATACCGCCACTACTTAATGAATATTTGAATTTTGCATTATCTAATTCACTATGTACTAACCCCTTCACCAAAGGTAATTTTTTATATCCACCACCACCATCAATATTTTTAATTTTTACTATATCACCAACAGCAGATTTTGAATAGGTGTAGTATGTTACACCACTATATGTTGTTTTTTCTGGTTGACCAGACAATGAATATTTAAATGTGTTATCATTAACAACTTTAATAATATGAGAATTTTCAATATATGAATCTTTAATAGTAAAGAAAATTTTATTATTTTGAATTAAATTATTTTGTTCAAAATAATAAATTCTAGAAATAAGTTCATCATTAAGAATTTCTTCACTGAATGTTACAGTTGCTCCAGAAAAACCTGCTGTTCCAGATTGAACAACACTTGTTATTTCGTTAATATTTGAAGAATCTTCACTAAAAATTAAATTATATCCAATATTACTGGAATCGCTGATATCAAAAATATAACGAGTATTGCGAATCATTTCAAATGACAGATCTCTCACATAATAATTTCCAGTATTTGTTGGATCAATTTCCCAATAAACTTTCTTTGTAGTTACAGAAGATATGGAGACAGGTCTAGAGATTGTCGTAGAAGAATCGTTAACAACACTACTATTTGTCAAAGTGCCTGAAAGAATTCTAACTTCAATGATAGAATTTTCTTTATCTACATTATAAATTACACCAGAAACGCCACTAGAACTAAGTGCATTGCCAACTTGAATTCTATAATCAGCATCACTATCTGGAATGTATAAAGAAACTTTATTTCCAATATTATGTAATCTAAGTGGTGTACTAAATTGCGATCTGGTTACGGTTAATTGATTACTATTATAGTTAATTGATGTAATTTTTAAAATTTCATCATTAATTGTAATATAATCATTATTTCTAAATCCAGATGATGATATTACATTTACTGTAGTTTGATTAAATGAAACATTAGAATCAAGAGTAGTATTAAATGATGGTTTATTATATTTGATTGTTTGATATGATGACGTTCTTACTTTAAAAGTTTTAGTTACTTGTAAATTAATTTTATCAATATTTAAATATACAACATCATTGTCTGAAAGTAAATGAGGAGTATTAGTTGTTACATATGCCTCATAAGGAATTGTAGTACTTTGGGAAGTTATTGATGTCGGAAATGCAAATTGAGATAATCCACCACTTACAGTAACTCCAGATGCTGTAAATCCAGAAGCAACAGCATAAGTAACAGAACTTACTGTAACACCACCAATTGCTTCAACATTTGCTAATACACCAGCTCCTTCTGTATTAGTACTATCAACAAACAAATAATCATTAATTTTAAATATTTTAGCACTATATCCAATTTTATAAGAATCTACAGATCCTCTTTCTACTGAATTTACTAAAAGTCTAGCATCATATCCTTCAGATGGAGTATTGTTTGTTCTAATTCTTTTTGAAGTTTGCGGAAGATTATATTCTTCTTGATTATGTGTTACTAAAGTATTATTTTTGGATGGAACTGAATTATAAGTTTTTCCTAAGATATAAGGGAAAATTCCTGCACCAAAAGAATTAACTGTGATAAAATAACAATATCTTCCTTCTGGAAAATCTGGAGTTTTACAAAAACGTCCATTGCTCGTATCAAGATCTCCTAATCCATTCACAAACTCATAATCTTCTATAAATGCCCCAAGAGGATATAAAGTTGTGCTTAGTCTATTTGATGAACTAGTAACTAATCTATAACTACCAACAATCCTTCTAATAGAACTTGAAGTACTTAAAGGGTTCGAATAACCATAAGGACCATAAATGGGATTTCCATCATATGCCCAACCTATAATTGGAGAATGCACAAATCCAGAAGTAACTTCTGCATAATCAGATCCAGTACCTCCTACATTATCATTTAAATTATTGCGAAGAATTTTGGGGTTAAATGCATATGCATACTCTAATCCATATGCAATATTATTACTTGGATACAAATATCCATTACCAGGATCAGTTTTTTTTAGCGTCGAAATTGACCAGTTTTTTGTTGTAGAATTTTGAGTATAATTTAATTTAAATACTCTATCATAATTCCATTTTCTTGTGACAATATTTGCTACTACACCAGCACCCTTTGATACTAATTTAACTATAACATTTGATTTGTCAGAATAGTCAATTCCTTCACTTAATACATCAATACTTGTTACAATTCCATTATTAATGTTTGCTTTTGCAAATGCCCCTTTACCTTTTCCTGTATTATCAGTGATTACAACATTTGGAGCAACAATATAATTATTACCAGGATTAGTTACAGAAATAGTTTTAATTGAACCCTTTACAATATCTCCAGCATTTAAAATGGAAGCAGTTGCATCAAAACCATAAGCAATTTCTAATTCAGCATCAGAAGTGTAATTACTTCCTCCGTTTAAAACATTTACTGTTGCAATTTTGCCATTTACAATATTTGCAGAAAAAGTGGCACCAGAGGCAGTGACATTATTAATTCTAAAAACTGGTTGAATATTATCTTCAAATCCATATCCATTGTTAACTATATTAACAGCTGTTACATCACCAAAAGTTTCATATTCAAGATCTTGGCAACTAAACGCCTCTACACCATTAACAAACAATCCTATTGAACGATTACCAACTGGTTGAACTTGAGTAATTTTTTCAGTTTCTAATGGGATTGTTTTTAGTAAATACTGATTACCAACATTAGATGCGACATCAATAAATGAGCCAATTGGATAATTTGGTAATCCAGTAGAAGCAATATATGCATAACTATCAGTTTTATAAACTGCACTTACTTCTGTACTTAAATTTTTTACTCTATCATCAATTTCTACGTTTGAGCTACTTGATAGATTTCCTACTTCATTAATTCTCCAAGTAGTAAATTGTTTTCTTGAGTCAATTATACCATCAGATGTCAATTGAATTGGATCTATATCATTATAATATGAAGAACCATCAATAATATCATATTCGGAAATAAATCCAACCAATTTCATTTTGATAATATTTTCAGGATTTTCTATCCCGCCCGAATATCCATAAAGATATTCAGTAGTTTTTACTAAAGAAAGATTGATGTGAGTTGTTTTTGTGGTACTATAAGAACCTCTATTACAATCAAAAAATTGATTAAATGATTTGTATCGGTATGTGATAATTTCATCATCAATTTGAATTATTCCATTTTTTTCTGGAAATCCAATAGTACTATCAACTGTAATTACACTATCAGTACTACTTAAATTTCTTCTTAAAATTGTTTTGGAAGGTACTTTAAAATTACTTCTATTTAAAATATTTAATCTAATTTCGTAAATATTTTTATTTCCAGAAGGATAATTAGTAATATTATTGACAATAATTGTGTCTAAAATTGCACTTGCTGTTGATGAATTAGATATATCAGTTTGTTTAATTTGATTTCCAACGAGATCATAAGGATCGCCAGTAATTGCTTCTACTTTAATGATATCATCAATTGTCCAATCTGAATAAGAAGCCTTGATTACATAATCTTTTGGATACTTTACTGTAACTTCTTCATCAAAAATACAACGAAATAAAAATTGGATTGATACACTTGTTCCTTTGGATGAATAAAAATCTTTGATGTTCTTAATCAAAGTAACTACATCTATATCAGAATCAATTTGTGTATATGGAAAACCTTCTAAATATTGATCTCCATAATTTTTGATAATAGAAAACAGGAATAAATTTGATAAATTCTTTACTACAGATCCTGTTGTGTGTGCTGCTGCTGTAGTAGAAGTTACAGTTGTCCCAATTTCTTTTAATTCAGTAGTAGCTGAATATCCTCTTTTACAGTTTAAAAGAGTATTTGTTAAAGTATCTACGTCCTGATAAAAAATAATTTCATCATCAATACTAACTATTCCATTAGTTTTTTCAAACCCATAAAGTGAATTTAATCTAATACTAGAAGTAGTAGAATTAATATTTTGATAGAGGATACCTGTCTTAACCAAATTTGATTTGGTAAGATTATCAAGATCAAGATATTCTAAAATATTATTAGAAATATCTAAAGATGCACCTTTAATTTCTAAAGATTTATAATATTCAGTAAAGAAATTTATAAAAACAGAAAAATCTTCAGATATAAAATCTGGAAGTTGCTGTTCAATAAAATCTGAAATATTTAACCTATTAAAACTCATCTTAGTTTACGTCTGTAATTATTTGAAAATTGCTATTCTCTAAAGAGAGATCAAGATATACTTCCCTAACAGCATAGATATCAGAATTTTTTGGCGTAACTCTTATAAAGATTTCATTATTATCATTACTTCCAGCAGTGATTTGAAGTAAATTAATGTTTATTTCACCCTTAGAAAAATTAATCGTTCCGACATTATCTAAAAGAATTACTTTACTCGCTGTTAATGAGTCAATAGTATATATTCTAATAGTTCCATCGCCAGTATTATCAAAATATGCATCAACATTGGGATAATTTGCAATTCTAAAGGAACTTGAAACAATATTAGTTTCATTGTTACATTGTGGATTTAATTCATTTACATAACAAAGAAGATATTGTGCTTTTGTATTCAGCGCAGGAAGAAGTTTTTTTCTTAAAAATAAATCAGTATTATTTGAGGTAATTGAATCTTCTGAAGAATCAATTACTGTGCTTAACTTACTTTTCTTTATTGATCCACCAAATTTATTTAAATTATTTGTATCTTTATATTCAGTTAAATTTTCAATACAAAGATTTTTAACTTGTTCTGAAGTTAAATTTGTTGATGATGGATTATAGTATATTTTAGAATCTAAAAGTACTTCAATAATAGAAGGATCTACAATTACAGGAGTTACTGATGCTACAGTATATTGTTTTAATTGAGTAATTATAGATTTTTTCGTAGATCCACTTAATTTATCGGAATATTTTGGTTTAATAGCAATTTTTACTCTTCCATATTCGGGAGGAGATTCATTTTCTCCACCATATACAATAATATCAGCAATAGATGAGTACAATTTTTGTGTAATGATTTTATAATCATCTAATGTTACTGCTCTATTTTGAGAAGAATAGAATTTTGGAGCATTATTTTTAACTTCTTGAATAGTTTCAACCTCATTTCCACCTTCACTCTTGGAAACTAAAGTTACAGTAATATTATTTAACTGTCTTTGAAGATTTTCATTATAAATTTCACCTGAAAATATAAAAGATTGTAAATTATTACTATTTTTTCCAGAAGAGACAAGATAACTTACTTCAATAATTTCTCCATTTTGCAATTTTCTTCCAATAACTCCATCACCAAACAACAATTGATAACGTGAATCATCAACTTCTTGCACAAAAAATACTAAATCTGTTGCAGAAACGTTTAAAATGTTATCTGATGGTAAATATTTGCTTGTTTTTGCCGAACTAACGTTCTCTCTAACTTTAACAACTAATGTACTTGTGTCAATATTTTCAGTTGGGATAATAAATCTTTGATCAGCAATTGTATTATCGACAGTAAACTTATAAGTAATATAAACACCTTCAGTTACTTTTAAATTATTTGTACCACTTGTATTTGAAATATAGCAAATATTATTAACTACTGGCGATACAATATCTTCCGAAATAGCAAATTGATAAGTATCTGATCCATTTTGCGAATTATAAGAAATAAAACAATTTCCTTTCTTTAAAGTTAAAAATTTAGGAACATTATTTGGGTCTACAGCAGCAACCGAAGAGTAATCTACTTTTAGAGTAAGATATGCGTTTGATGAAGTTTTTGATTTCGGAGTATATCCAAGTTCTTTTGCTCTCTTTACAATATTGTCTCTAAGTGAAGCAGAAGTTAAGAATGCTTCATTAACTGCCATCGTTGTATTGAAGGCAGTATAATAAGTATTATATGCTAAAAGATCAAGAATTGAAGAAAGTGTAGACGCCTCAAAATCATAGTCAGTAAAATCCGTATTACGCCTTAAGTATTCCCTTAAAGCGATCTTAATATCTGCGTAATCTAGTGAACTAACTTGTGTGAATGCCATTTATTATGTTTTTGAAGAAGATGAGAGACTCAAGTTTACACTATTTACCTGAGGACTTGAATCTGGAATACTGTATTCAATTTGAATATCATATGTATATTCATCATCATTCAAATTTATAACGATATCGAGAATGCTGACTCTTGGTTCGTAACTATTAACTAAGTTAATAATCTGATCTTGAATCATACCAGCAGTAGCATAATCAAAAGGTTCAAATAATAAATCTGGTATACCACTACCGAAGCGCCCATTGAAAAACTTTTCTCCTTTTTTGAAGGAGAAAAGATTTAGTAATGCACGTTTAATGGCATTGTCATTTTTTAAAAGTACAAGATCTTTTGTTAAAGGATTTTTTGAAAATGTAAAACTCAGGTCTTTATAAGATCTTGACGGTTTGAGAGCCATCCGATACCAGTATTTTTATTTATTTATGGTTATTCGTGCCACCTCTCAACATAATCATCAAACCCACCTTTACCACCACAAGATTTTGAATATCTATCTACTGGCGGATCATTGGGGTTTACATATTTTATATAATCTGTGACCAATTTAGTAGTCCCCCACATTTCTTTCATGTAGTTTTTATCACGATCAACTTGGTATTTTGTCATCTGTTTTTCCGTAGAGGTTAAACAGAACTTTTAAAGGGGTTGCTATCCCTCACAAAAAAACCACAGGCAAACTGTGGTTTTCAAATTATTCAACTTCTGTAGTTACTTCTTCAGTTTCTAGCAAATCTTGAGGAAATTCCTGATCATCTGGTCTGTTACCAACAACATAACCAAATGTTCTTGTTTCTGCAGATAAAATTTCTGCAATTGCAGTATTTGATTTTCTTTTTTTTACCATTTACCTTCCTTGACCTCTATAACGTTTACGTGGCGAATTACTTGAACTTGCACTATATTTAGTATTTTTTCCCATACCCTGACGAGTACGTTTTGGTTTAGATTGAATTACATCTTTGCCAGTAGGTGAAGAGCGAATTGCCATTTAATTATTTGCGAACATTCTTATCATATCACATAATTGATCATATGTCAACTATATTCAATAAGTATTTGCAATGTATAATGTAGCGGTATAATTACTATATCCAGGACAACTAATTACAACATTTACACCACCTGCCAAATGTGGATTAGGTATAGCAATGGAGGCGTAGCCGTTGCCGCCAGTAAAAACTCCTGATGGTGAATTTCCGTAATATGAGTCAATTGATCCACCACTAAAAGTAACAGAGTATGTGAAGCTAAGGGGAACTTCTTCAGCTGTTCTATTTACTCCAACCGCAAAATAATCATAATTAATACCATTTGATTGAGTATAATTTCCTGTATAATTAATATAACCAGGCACTGTAGGTAGTGATTGTACCGTAACAGTTGCTTGTAATGTTAAAGAACCGCCAGGGCCAGAAGCACTCAATGTATAAGTAGTTGTGGATGTTGGAGAGACAGTGGTTGATCCACTAGTTGCAACAGAACCAACTCCTTGATCTATACTTACTGATGTTGCATTACTTATACTCCAAGATAGAGTTGAAGAATTTCCACTATTGATTGAAGTCGGACTTGCTGTAAAACTACCAGTTGGAGCAGCAGGAGTTTGAGAGGTATCATTAATTGTTATTACAGAAGTATTTGCTAGTAATGTTGTGAATGCAGATTCTTTATATAAGTTTACATAGAATGATTGTGTTCCAGATTCAGTCAAACTATCAGCAGTTGCATTAATATTAAATGTTGCCGTATTATTGTTTATTGTTACTGAACTACTAGTTGGTGATAGATTAGTTGAAGTTGTAATAGTAGAAGATCCTGCTCTCCAATATAATATAGTACCATTAAGAACATTTGTTGTAGTTACAGTAATTGTAACTGAAGAACCTTCATTGACAGAAGAATTAGAAGGACTAATTGAATAGGTAGGTGTCCAAGAGAGAACTACCAAACCATTTTGACTACTCCCACCACGACCAGAAATATAATAAGGATCACTGCTATTAGGTGCAGCAGCTCCAGAAGAACTTCCTGTATTTCCATTATATGAAACTATATTAGTAATTGCTCCAGAAACAAGTCCAGCACCTCCACCTCCTCCGCCAGATTGACAATTAGTTCCCGTATCACCACCACCGCCACCACCACCGCCAAAGTATCCAGCACCGCCGCCGCCGCCACGATTGCCAACACCTTGCCCAGTTCCTCCAGAAGAACCTCCATCGGAAGTATTACTTCCATTATTCCAAGATACTCCTGCGCTTCCATTACTAGTATTGTTACTAATACCACCAGAGCCACCACCAGATTGTGTTCCACCTTGTCCTCTATAAGAACTACTAGTATAACTTGTTCCAGTACCACCAGAAGCATTTCCTCCACCATATCCACCATTTCCTGCTTGTCCAGCCCCGCCGCCAGCGCCCGCAATACCAAAATCACTACCACGTTTTACATATGAAAACTGCCCACCTTGTCCAGCGCCATAGTCCGCCTGCCCGCCAGTTGATCCTTGTCCAGTCTGACCAACAAATATTGAAATAACTTCAGATGAAGAAACATTCATTTTACCTTCAACATATCCACCACTACCTCCACTATATGGACCCCCACAATTTTCTCCAGTACCATCACCACCAGCACCCCAAGCTTTAAAAATAATATTATTAACTCCTGCAGGAATAGTAAAAGATGAAATACCTACATCTGCAAATGCAATATAACTATTAGTATTTAAAGTAGCAGTGTTACTTGTAATAATATTTCCATAATTTGAAGTAACAACTAGACGATAATTAGTACCATTATTTCCAGAAGTAGCTGTGACTGAATAAGATGAACTGTTTGCGCCAGAAATATTATTCCAAACACCAGAAGTAAAAGATTGCCATTGATAACTTACCGTTACTGCTGGACTCCAAGCTACAGAATTTAAATCAACTGTTGGAATTGAAACAGTCGCTGAAAATGTTGCTGTAGCATTTAATAAAACAGTTGTGGAACTTGGTTGAGATGAAAAAGATATTACTGGCATTTCTAATACTATTCTTGAGTTGCTATTAGCACTTCCAGCTCCACCTCTATTAATATCAGAAGAATTTGTAAATGTTGAAGTTGACCCATTAATAACACTGCCAGCAACAAATCCAGATCCTCCACCACCACCAGAAGAATCTCTGGTGCCATTTCCATAGTCATTACCGCCGCCACCTCCACCGCCTCCAAAGTATCCAGCACCGCCTCCACCGCCCCCAGAAGCATTTGCGCCACCACTACCTCCTATTGATCCTCTTCCTCCAGTTCCACCACTAAGAGCACTCCCACCTGAAGCACTAATATTATTAGTACTTGTAGAAGTCGTCCCCTGTCCGCTGCAACTTATAGAATGATACCTTACATAAACGGCAGAATTATCTGCACTTGAGTACCAGTTTACTCTAAATCCAGTAGAAGATTTATCGCTAATCGTAGAGTAAAATCCACTAGGATAATATGTTCCACTAGCAGAATAATTTTGATCTCCACTAGCATTACTAGCATTTATTGAATATGATGAATCATTATATGGAGTGGTAAATGTGTATGTATATCCATCACTGGGGTTAGATGTGGAACCTTGAGTGGGAGTAGCAGTCCAAGGTCCTTGAACATCAGTAGTAGTATTAACTCCAGATGATCTTATGTGATAAAACCCACCTTCTTTTTGAACAGTACCTGTTGTGTATACTGTTTCTAATGCATATCCGCCACTACCACCAGATCCAGATGTCCCACCACCACCTCCAGTAGATCCAATTTGAGAATCGGCAGAATTTTGTCCACTACCACCAGATGATCCGCCGCCGCCTCCCCCATAACGATTACATCCCTGTCCATTATTAGCCCCGCCGCCACCAGCGCCGCCAGCAATTAATAATGCGTTGCCCTGACTTACTGAAGTACCATTAAAAATTCCAGCATATCCACCACCAGGCCAACATCCATATGATCCATATCCAGTTCCACAAGCACCACCACCAGTATTTAATTTAACTGTATATGTGTTTCCATTTGAAGCTGATATAGTGCCAGCAGCATATCCTCCAGTAGCATTACAAGTACCTTGACCCCATAATTTATTTTTTATGGTTTTATTTCCTAGTGCAGTAATAGTATATGTGGTAGAATTACTTGGATCTAATACTAAAGCACCGTCTGCAGCAAATGTCCAATAAATTTTTCCATTTACAGCTGGAGAAATTTGTAAATCTGCATCACCAATAATAAGTAATAATTGATTTGTAATTTTTGGATCTGCATATGCATTTGTCAAAACACATCTGTATGAAGTTCCACTATCACCTGATGTTAGAATTGGTGTTGTGTATGAAGGGGATGTCGCACCAGTTATATCAGAAAAAGCTGAATCAATAAAAAGTTTCTTTTGCCACTGATAAGTAATTACATCTGATGTAATTGTTGCAGTAACGGTAAATGTTGCTGTAGTACCAACTACATAAGAAGTAGCAGCAGTAGGTTGTGAAGTAATTGTAATAAGTCTTCTTACATTTAAATAAAGTTGATTTGTTGTATAAGGTGAATTTTGTGCATATGGTTCACTAATTACACAAAGGTACTTATCATTATAATCATTTGCAAATGAAATTGTTGGTGTTGTATAAGAAGCAAGTGTCGCACCAGAAATATTTGAAAATGATCCACCAGAACTTTCTTGTTTGCGCCACTGATAAGAAAATGCTGGACCAGCAAGATTTGAAATTATTGCAGAAACACTCATACTTGCAGCAGTACTTTCATTGACTGTTATAAACTCTGGCAGAGTTGCAGAAATAAGTGCTGTATTAATACTTAAAGTAGCAGATGAAGAAGTTAATGGACTATTTACAGCAATTCCACTAAGATCAGCTACAATACATCTATAAAGATCATTGTTATCGGCACCATAGACTAGGCTTGGTGTGGTATAAGAAACTCCTGATGCAGTTGCAAGATTGAACCAATCTCCGCCAGAACTTTCTTGTTTCTGCCATTGATAGGAAAAGTTCGGCGGTACTCCGCCTAATGATGCACTAACAGAAAATGTAACTGTTGTTTTTTGATTCGCTGCAGTATTATTCGGTCCAGTGATTTCAATTGCAGAAATAGTACCTTGCTTAATTTCCTCAAAAGGTCCTCCAATTTTAATTGAACTAATATTTTCCGCACTCACCTGCCAATATTCTACGGGATATATTCCATGATCAGTAGGATTATCCTTAGGAATAAACTGTACTTGGTTATTATAAGGAACAATATTATTATTGTTCATGTTATAAACACATTAGGCGAGCCGCTGACTAAAGGAAAAGTTCCCGTAAGTCCTAAATCAATATTTCCTAAACGACTTGATGAAAGTTGATTTACAAAAACACTTGTAGATCCAGTAATAAATGGCGCAACATATGTTACACAACATACTGGACAAGGAACTCTTTCTTGATAAGGTATTGTTTGTTTGCCAATAGTACCATTTGCTAATTGATTCACAAACACGTTAGGAGATCCCGTACCTAATGTAGGTACGTTACAACGCAACTGAAACTGATCTCCAATACGTGATGCTGCTAATGCCATTATCCTGGTACTACATTAATTTGTAATTTGGGGAAAGTTTGTCCGTACCGAACATTTTGCTCTTCCAAAGTTCTCTGTCTTGCAATAGTATAATTTAAAAGAGCACTCCAATTATTGTTGGTGTTATTTATTGTATGTGTAATAGTATGAATATCTGTACCAGATGTTCCTAAATTATTAGTATTATAATTTCCTAAGATAGTATTTCTTTGGCTGGTAGTAAATGGAGAGGATTTCCAATTCTCAATACGATCCCAACTTACTTTAATTCTATATGTCAACGTAGTACTTTTTCTCTGATCGGGAATAAAACTGACTATGTTATCAATTTTTTGTGGTAGTTCATAGAAACTATTTGCGCTGTATACTGTACCCTTATCATCATTTGTGTATTGGAATTGATTATGACAGAACACTGCGGCATTATAAGAACCAGAAATCTTTAATTGGTCCCAGAATGCGATACCTACATCAGTGTAAGTATCATCATAATCTTGAGTGTCAGTAACAATAGTATAATTACCAGTAGAAGGTGATGGTGGTATTGATTCTAGACGAATACCAGTACCATCATTATCTGATACACGTAATGATTCATATGTCAACCATTCTCCGAGTTCATTCTGTGCCGCACCATTACCTTGCGGTCCGCCATTCAAAACCCATTCTACTTTCGTAATTCTTTTAATGATACCAAAAAGATTTGTCGAATACCCAAATTGAGTCGATTGTGGAGCAGCACCATTCCTGACTCCAGTATTTGCATACCCCTGATAATTATCATCAAGAGTTGATGGCAAATAAGAATTAACTACTCCAGCATTTAATGTGAATGAAAAGTTATTCTGTAGATTTACAGTCGGAAGCACTGGCGGTTCAAGACCAGTTTCGGAATTATACCCAGCAATATACTTTGTTGCTGGTCTGCCTGGATATGTATTATAATCGTTGTATATTACTGTGTACATTTTGATTCTAATTCCTCAACCTTCTTATGAAGATAATCTAATGTTTCAATTAGTTTTTCGTACTCTTCTGATCCAGGTCTCTTGTACATAAGTTCTGGATTCAATAAACCACTCACAACTTCTTCCAGATTATTTATACGCTCTAGTACCTCCTCGAAGTCTACAATATAACTATCATTCCCCATAACAATCTCCATCGACATCAGAGCTAAGCGCTTCTGCCTCCTTCTTTGTCCTGAAGGATTTCGCTCCAGAACGCTCTAATGTCCAGTAGTCATCACTGACATAATAAATCCAATCACCCTTTAAAAGTTTCGAAGGATTCGGTTTCCTTACATACCATTTCTTGGCCATAGTAGTTAATTTGAATATCGTCTGTACTTATATTTAATGCTTCTATTTCAGATATAAAAACTTCGATATAATTCATTGCCTCGTCATAAGAATTAAACATCTTCTCGTCATTCTTACAAATCTTAATTCCGACTCTCATACCAGTCCCTGATTTCGTAGATGTACGACTGTTTCATTACACCCGCCCAACAAGTGACCATTCTTCATAACTCTTGGAAATGTTGCACCAACTCCAAACTGTTCAATAAATTGCTCACGACTAAAATTTGAATTTAACGTTAACTCAGAATAACTCTCACCGATACTCGAAAGTACTTGCTTTATCTGGATGCAATAAGGACAATTATCTTTTGTGTAAATCGTGTACATAATTTCTCTTCAGTAAATTACTATTCTAACTCAATGTCGTACCCTTCGTCAAGCTTCTTCTGAAGCGAATATAAAACTTCTTCATATTCTGATTTATCATATTCATCTACATTTGCGGCTGCAATATCTAATGCAGTCAGAATTACATCAATCTCGTGGTCGGTTAAACCAATACCGTTTGTTTCCATATGCCTTATAAAAAATTCTTATTATATATGAAATTGTTCGGAAAAAAAATTATCATAAACTCTAAAGCCTTTATAATACTTGGGAAAAAATATTTTATATTGATTGAATATTTTATGGGCTCTCGGAAACCTTTGTAGGTTAGGAGGGACCCAAACATTTTATAACGGGCGGTCGGGGGGTCGGGCGGCCCTAACCCCTTACCCCCAGTCCTAGAGCAGCCTAGGCTGCCCCTCCCATTGAAAATGAAATCCTCTTGGCTTCTGGGTTGCAGTAGTAACGGTTTGAGGTATGCTGCCAACCCTCATAAGAGGTGCTGAGGTATGCGATCTCTGCTGCTGATAGTCCGTCTATCCCTGCCGCTGCTAGTGAGTTAGCGGTGTTGGTGAGGTGCCCCCCCTGATGGGAGTTGAGTTGTGGGCGCTCCAGATTTCTGCTCTGGGTGATCCATACGGTCTGGCGGGTGCTGAGATCGGTTGCCTGTGAATAGATTGCCATTTGGTTTGGTTGTTTGTTTACTTGTTTAGTGTAGCACGGCAGGGGGGCAAACCCCTAGTTCCCGTTCAGGAAGTCTGCCATCGCCTCATCGTAGTCTGCCTTAGTCTCAAAGGTGCGACCGTAGATCGTCTTAGGGAACTGCTGATTAGGAGCAGGGGCGGTAGGCAGGTCCCGACCCTTGGCAAGGATCTGGAGCTCGTAAGGGTTGGAAGTGAAGCGGGTCATTTGGTCTCGGTCGTTTGTTTGTGGTTTAATTCTAGGCGGTCAGGGTGCGGTGCGACTGCAAGCAGTGACAGTTCACCCACTGTCCTACGCTGCCCTGACGGTTGACCAGCAGGCTGACCATATCACGACGGCGGCAGGTATGAGCACTGATCGAACCGCTGTGCCAGTGTATGATGGCGGTTCGGGTCAGGGGTGACAGGATCACACGCTGGCAGGCAGTGCTAGGGCGTTGCACATTGACGAACACGGGCAGATGGTCTAGAGCGAAGTTGAGCATTGGTCGTTTGGTTGATGGGTTAATTGTAGCACAGATGGGGGCGGTGCCCCTTAGAGTTCGTCCATCATCTCACAGATCGCCTCAGCGTCAATCTTGAGGTCGTTCCAGCGGCAACCGTCTGGGGTCTCTTTAGATCCACACTCCCAGAGCATCTCCAGCAGGGCAGCATAAGAACCCCCACACTGGCGGGCAGCAGCATAGAGACCTTCGTCGTTCTGAATCCAGAGGGCAACGTTCCAGGTCTCCCAATTTGCCCAGCCGTTGAATGGTCCGTTCATTGTGGCGATCATTTGGTTTGTTTGTTTACTTGTTTAGTCTAGACGGTCAGCGGCACCCTAGCGGGCAAACTGTGCCAGACTGCTAGGTGCCACATGGGCAGGCGATCCACAGGATTTGTAGAACTCAACCATACGCTCTGCCTCGGGCAGGGTGGCGAACCACTGCGAGCGCCATTCGCATTGGTTGTAGGGGGTCTGGTAGCGGATCTCGATTTGCATTTGGTTTGTTTGTTTGTGGTTTAATTCTACAGGGTCAGGGCATAACGCAGGATCCAGGGGTGACAGCATTCAGACTGTCACACTGCGCCGCTTGCCTTTGATTCAAAACCTTTACCATTTGATTGGTGCTGTCTACTGCTGACAGCGCCACGCCTAGGGTTACTGCTGAGATCAGCAAGTAGACAGCAATTCGGATCATTTGGTTTCCCTTTGTTTGTGGTTTAATTCTACAGGGTCAGCAGCGCCTAGGCGTCGCTGTCTGTGCCAGCTTGGCAACCGTCCTGCTCGGCATAGTATTGTGCCCGATCATATGCTTTCATCTCATCAACATAATTTTGATCCATATCTTCCTCAATCCAACGGCGATGTAAGCCATAGGGTGATTTAGTTTGTGAGCGGTAGGAGCGAGACATTGAAGACATTTTGTTTGATTAGTAGTTTGAAACAACAGAATGAATAGTTCCAGTTGAAGTGTAGATCAACTGTACGTCGCAGGAATATTCTTCAGAGAGTGAATAAGCAATATCAATTGCATTATCTGCATCGGTGGTTTCATTCTCCCAAGGGGCAGAGGAGCAGCGGACGGAAAGTTGCATTTGTTTGTTTGTTTGTTTGTGGTTTAATTCTACAGGGTCAGAGGGGCAGCGATGCCCCCTGCTGTGCCACTATGGCAACTGGGATACCTCCAGATCAAATTGGGCATTTGATGCCTCAACCTGAGCGATGAACTCAGGGTCTGACGCGATGGCATCAATCCACTCATCAAAATCGAAGATCTCGCCTGGCATGTCTTGAATCTCATCCCACATTTGATTTACCTTTGTTTGGTATGCTCTAATTATACAGGGTCAGCAGCGCCATTCAGGGTCAGACTGTGCCAGCTCAGCAACTGTCCATTAAACCAACAAAATGCCCCCTAGGGTCTGTAACCTAGAGGGCGGGAGGGGAGGGAAGGGTTAGCGGGGGGTTGCCCCCCCATTAAATGTTAACTACTACCAGTTGAGTTGGAATACATAACCATTGATATATTCATAATCATATCCTAACGACTGCTGAAATGTGTCTGTCCAATCTATCACTAAAGCAGAGGGCACATCCATAATATCATTATAATAATTCTCTGCAAAATCTGCTTCTGATTGATACTGCCCCATGTAGATATCCTCTACTCTAGCAACATCGGAAATGTCATTCTCCTCTAGGAAAGCATCAACTACATCAAAACCAACTTTATCACCTTGATCTACATAATCAACATAGTAATTAATAAAATCATCACTGTTGTATTCTTTCACAAACTCTAGGATATCATCCAGAGCATAGTTATCTTCTAACAACTCGGTGATATAATCTAATGCTTTCTGTGACAATTCAGCAGCGATCTCAACAGGAACAGCGGTCGTGGTGATAGTCATTTGGTTTGCTTTGTTTGGTTGACTTGTTAAGCATAACCCCCGAGGGGGCAGAATGGTTGAAATGGTAGACAGTTGGACTAGTGGCACAGCGGCGGTCGCTTTGCTGCCCGTTAAGTGTTACATTGCCTTGAGTGAGAATTTGTCAAAATTGTCAACAACAATTTGGCAGATCTTATCATTTAGTGCCTCATCGTCACTATCAATTAGTGAGAGAAGATCCTCTTGTATTTGTTCTCTTGTTTGGAGCAAATAACCTTCCATCAGTTCATCATAGAGTTGTTGAGTAGTCATTTGTTCAGGGGAGAATTGTAGAATGATCTAAACACTGTAACCAGAATGATCGCGGTGCTGATGATACCAACTAAACCTAGAAAGGTAACACCGTCACCCGTAAATGTCATAGTCTCAGGCATACTCAGCATCCTCTAGAGTGAAGTAGATTTTCTCAGTCAATTTATGAACACCTGCTGTAAACTTAGCAGCGGTGTTAATTAGA